CCTCGAATGCTATGTGACATCCAGCCGGTCGTCTCAACAATCTCGGCAATAGAGGCACCCTCGGGGCGCTGCAGAAGCGCGATGATCTGGGCCTGCTTGGTGCCAGTGCGGATCGCGACGGGCTTGTGCGCGTCTGAATCGCAGGCTGCGCTGGGCGCTGCATGCATGTCGTTTTCTACCTTCGCCTTGCGCAGATCAGTCGCTGTGTTCACCACCACGGGCTCAATGCCAATCGCCTCGAATCCCGCTGCAGTTGCGAGCAACGTGGTACCATGACCGTCTCCAGTCTCGCGCCAGAGCGGCTCATTGCGGTGCAGGTTGGCCTCAACCTCATCGAGCCAGCCTTGCTTGATCATCTTGGTGATCACTGTTTTGGCCACAGCGCCATGCAGCCCCTTGGGCAATGGCATGGCCAGATTGTCGGGGCGGGTTGCGGCGCGGCTGAGGATGATGGTTTGGGTCTCGGTGAGTTTGAGCATTGTGGTCTCCTGTCGTGAATAGGGTTGGTGGTGACGAGGTCAGTCGGTCTCGGCCATCGCGGCCGCGACTGCGAAGTGCTGCACCCAACCGGTCAAGTATGGCAGCCCTTCCGGGATGCCCTCCTCGCGCTCGGTCCGGCGGCTGATGCGCCAGCCCAGCCATTTGCGGATTGCAGTGTTGATGGCAGTCTCGCTGTTGGCGACTCCACTCTGCAGTTCGCCCACCACATCATCTGCGAAGTGACGGCCCATACGACTATTGAGAAAGTCGGGGACGCCGATCATTTCGTCCTCGCTGTCAGCGTGGACAGCCTGAGCAATCAGGGTTGAGGCCAACGTCCAGACCTCGGCGGTGCGCCGCTCACGCAAGGAACAGATTGTGATTGTACCAAAAAAACCATTGGCCTCATTCCGGGTTGGCAGAATGACGTACGCGGTCATCGGCCTGCCCTCAATTCGATCCAGCCGCCCTGTTCGAACACATATGTATGGCAAAAGTCGCAGCGCGGCTCTGAGTGGACGACCGGCGCGCGGGCTGGATCAAAACAGTTGAGTGCGTCAGCGTGAACCTGTCGGATCTCGCGGGCAGCGAGGATGTCGTCAGGTGTCCAGCACGCCAGCGCTGGCAGCATGTGCGAAGGATACCCGTCGAAATGACAGTACACATGGGCCCACTTGTCGGGTCCGGTCTGGATGGCGATCTGCGCGCGGGTACTCATGGCCGTCCCCCTCAGATAAGCTTCAGATCAGCCAGCACCGCGCTGGCGGCAGCAAGCTGGGTGGTCGGCAGCTCGATCTTGAGATGCGAGAACACGTCCGAGGCTTCGGCCACGATCCCCTCTTCTCGCAGCGCGGCCTCGATGGCCTCGGCGACAGCGTTTGGGCGCGAGCCGTCGAAATGTGCGGGAAGCGTTGCGTGGTCGATGCGGATGGTGGTGGTGGCGGTCATGGTCTTATCCTTTCAGGATTGGGGTTTTGGCAGCAGCGCCTGCGCGGCGTCCGGCTTCAAAGGCGTCTTCCAGTGCATCTCGGATCGCCCAGACCGCGACATCGTGGAAATCGAGACGGTCGCGGTTGCGGGTCTCCAGCGTTTCAATGAAGAACCGGTGTTGGGCGATCCCAAGCATCAAGGCATCGCGGACGTCTTCGGGTGTAGGGGTGGTCTTGCGCTTGGCCATAATCAGTCCTCCCAGCGGCGTTCTGGCGGGGTACGATGCACCCGCTTCTTGACACCATGCATCGCTCTATCGCGGAGTGTAATCAACTCAAATAATTTACTTTTCCTGTTTATATACAATATGTTGAGGATCATCACAGCGCCATGGAAGGTATGTCAGAACGCGCCTATGCCGACCATTCCAAGCTCTCGCGCGGAGCCGTGCAAAAAGCTCGTAAAACCGGGCGACTGGTTCTGTTTGCAGACGGGTCGATCAATGCAGCCGCTTCAAGTGCGCGGCGCGGGGCGATGACCGATCCCGACCAACAGATGCGCGCACGGGGTGGATTTGGTGGGGGTGGTGGAAGCAACGCAGACACCGGCAGCATCTCTGGCCCGGGCGACAGCACGTCCTATCTAAAAGCGCGCACGGCCCTAACGGTCTACCAAGCGCAGGAGCGCCAGCTGTCGCTCCAAAAGAAAAAGGGGACGCTGGTCGACCGCGCCCGGGCAGAGGCGCTGGTGTTTCGCCTGGCCCGCCAAGAGCGCGACGTCTGGGTCACCTGGCCCACCCGCGTGGCAGCCCTGATGGCTGCGCAATTGTCCGCAGAGATGGAGAAGGCGCAGGGCACACCCGTGACGATCAAAACTGCGATCCTACAAAGGGTGCTGGAAACCCATGTCCGAGAGCAGCTTACCGCCCTCGCAGACCTCAGGGTCTCGCTTGCATGAGGGTGATCATGATCACAGCCTGAACGACGGCGACCTAACCGAGGGGCTCGACCTTGGCTTTGATGGCGCTGAGGACATACTGCGCATCTGGCGGCGCGGGATCCGGCCTGATCCGGATCTGACAGTCTCGGAATGGGCAGATGCGCATCGCAAACTGTCGTCCCGCGCCAGTGCTGAACCCGGGCAATACCGCACGGCGCGCACGCCCTATCTGCGCGAGATCATGGACGCGCTGTCGCCCCGCCACCCGGCGCAGCGGATCACCTTCATGAAGGCCGCACAGGTTGGGGCCACCGAGGCGGGTAATAACTGGATTGGCTTTGTTATTCACCACGCGCCAGGCCCGATGCTGGCGGTGCTGCCCACGCTGGAGATGGCAAAACGTACATCGCGGGGTCGGATTGATCCGCTGATCGAGGACAGCCCGGCGCTTCGGGAAAAGGTGAGCCCGGCCCGCTCGCGGGACGCGGGCAATTCGATGCTGTCAAAGGAATTCCCCGGCGGCATTCTGGTGTTAACCGGGGCAAACTCAGCCACCGGTCTGCGCTCGATGCCCGCGCGTTATGTGTTTCTGGACGAGGTTGACGCCTATCCGGCCTCCGCAGACGAGGAAGGCGATCCGGTCACGCTGGCCGAGGCTCGCACTACGACCTTTGCGCATCGCCGCAAGGTGTTCATGGTCTCGACCCCGACGATCCGAGGGCTTAGCCGGATTGAGCGCGAGTTTGAGGCCTCTGATCAGCAGCGGTATTTTGTGCCCTGCCCACATTGCGGTCACCGGCAATGGCTGCAGTTCGAGCGGCTGCGCTGGGACAAGGGGCAGCCGGAAACAGCAATGTATCACTGCGCGGGCTGCGAGAAGCCAATCGCCGAGCATCACAAGACCGAAATGCTCGCACGCGGTGAGTGGCGCGCCACGGCTGTGTCAGCCAACCCGAACGCGATCGGGTTTCACCTCTCGGCGCTTTATTCGCCGATTGGTTGGAAAAGCTGGGAGCAGATTGCCCGTGACTGGCTGGCGGCACAAGGCTCGGACGAGATGCTGCGCGCCGCGCGCAACACCCTGCTGGGCGAGACATGGGTCGAGAGTGGCGATGCACCAGAGTGGCAGCGCCTCGCAGATCGGCGCGAGACGTTCGTGGCCCAGATCCCAGCGCGGGGACTGTTTCTGACCGCGGGAGCGGACGTGCAGAAGGATCGCATCGAGGTCGATGTCTGGGCCTGGGGCCGTGGTTTGGAAAGCTGGCTCGTGGATCACATCGTCATTCCTGGCGGGCCAGATGATCCTGCCTGCTGGGACAAGCTGACGGCCCTCCTTGGCCAGACATGGGTGCATGAACACGGCGCGGTCATGCCCCTGGCAAAGCTGGCCATCGACACAGGGTATGAGACGGCTGCCGTCTACGCATGGGCTCGCATCCAAGGCATCGCACAGGTGGCCCCCGTCAAAGGCATGGAAGGCTTCAACCGCACAACGCCGGTCTCAGGGCCGACCTTCGTTGATGCGACCGTGAACGGACGAAAGCTCAAGCGCGGTGCGCGGCTTTGGACAGTGGCCACGGCGACCTTCAAGGCGGAGACCTATCGCTATCTCCGGCTGGAGCGGCCCAATGATGAAGACCGCGCCAGTAGCGTCTCAAATCCAGCGGGCACGATCCACCTGCCGGACTGGGCTGACAGCGAATGGCTAAAGCAGCTGGTGGCCGAGCAGCTGGTCACGATCCGCAACAAGAGGGGCTATGCGCGCCAGGAATGGCAAAAGATGCGCGAGCGCAACGAGGCGCTGGACACCCGGGTCTATGCCCGCGCCGCCGTCTGGATCCTCGGTGCTGACCGCTTCGATGAGCGGACGTGGCGACAACTCGAAAAACAAGCCGGGGTGGAGACCATCCCAGCAGCCGCCAAAGCCGACACTGACACACCGTCCGAGCCTCAGGCCGGGCGGATCGCTACCCCGCGCAAGCGCGGTTGGCGGGTAAGCACGCCAAAATACATGGAATGACCTATGACCCTCGATGATCTCAAATCCCGCCACAGCGCGTTGCTGGCGGCGCGCTACAGCGGCACGCGCTCTGTGAGCTATGATGGCAAAACTCTGACCTATGGCACCGATGCTGAATTGGCGGCTGCCGTCTTCGATATCGAACGGCGCATCGCAAAGGCCGAGCGCGGCGCTGGGCGCATCTCTCGCCCCCATGCCGTAAAGGACCTGTGATGAACTGGCGGCAGCGTCTCGGGGCCTTTGTCGGTGGCTTTGATGCAGGCCAGCATCACCGCCGTCTGCGCGGATTTCAGGCGACGCGCGCCCATGTGAATGCGCTGATTGCGGCGTCAGGACCCGATATCACTGCACGCGCCCGCTGGTTGGTGCGCAACAATGGCTATGCGGCCAATGCTGTTGAAAGCTGGGCTGCAAATACCGTGGGCGATGGGATCAAACCGATCTCGCAGATTGCAGACGCAGCGCACAAGGAAGAGCTGCAGCGCCTTTGGTTGGCCTGGACGGATGAGGCTGACAGCGAAGGTCTGACCGATTTCTACGGGCTCCAGCGCCGCGCGGCGCGAGAGGTCTTCCTTGCGGGCGAGGTGTTCTTTCGCTTTCGCCCACGGCGCGCGGGCGACGGCCTGAGCGTGCCCGTCCAGCTGCAGATGCTGCCCGCCGAAATGCTACCATTGGAACTGACCAGCGTTTCCGCTGCTGGCAATGCCATCCGCCAAGGCATCGAGTTCGACCGGATCGGGCGGCGCGTGGCCTACCATTTCTTTCGCCGCCACCCGGGCGACAGCACCGATCCGGGGCTTGCAGGGGAAATCGTGCGGGTGCCTGCCTCTGAGGTGATCCATGTGATTGACCCGGTCGAAGGCGGCCAGCTGCGCGGGGTCTCAAAGCTGGCACCCGCCATCGTAAAGCTGTTTCTGCTCGATCAATACGACGATGCCGAGCTCGACCGCAAAAAGGTCGCCGCGATGTATGCGATGTTCGTCACCTCGCCCGCTCCAGAAAACCCGCTGTTGCCGTCCGAGGATGACGACATGCTGGGCGGGTTTGAGATCAGCCCCGGCCAGGTCGTGCGTTTGGATCCAGGCGAAGATGTGACCGTGGGCCAGCCTGCAGATTCAGGGGCGACCTACGAGCCGTTCCAATACCGCACGCTGCTGCAGGTCGCCTCGGCGCTGGGCATTCCTTATCCTTATCTGACCAATGACATGGTGAAGGGGAACTTCTCGAACTCGCGCTTGGCGCTGATAGAATTTAGACGCCGCGTCTCGGC